GAGGCCGAGCCGCTCGGCTGACGTGACGAAGACGGGATCGTCGCCCGCCGTGGCCTTAGTTCTGACTTCGTCTCTCCTGATCTGGAGCATTTGGCCAGAAGGGGAAAGGTTGACTTGTGCGCTGTTCTCGGCCTGCGCGAGGCTCTTTTTGTGTTTCATCGTGCCGGCATGATGGCTGTTATGAACAAACTGTAAAGAAAAATCTTTGTAAACTTTCGGTGCTTTTTTGATTTCCAAAAATCACCGAAACGCGACAAAAGAAAAACCCGCCCCCCCAGAGGGAAGCGGGCTTGATCGTTCCGGCCGCTTTAGCTTTTAGGCGGATTTAACTGAAAGTGCATCCAATCGAAGTCATACGCCTTGCCGAGCGACATAAAGCCGGCCTCGGCCCAAGCTTCGAGAAAAGGCTTATATTCCGGCCGGGCAAATCGAGCCGTTTTTTTCGACTCCCGAAGCCGGTTCCTGTCCGGGTCCCAGTCCATGGCCGCGCCGAATGCGTGTGTCGAGAACGTTTTTCCTCCGCGCTTTTTCCTGACGTTAGCGCCGCCGCCGTAGCGGTCGATGTGAAGCTCCTTGCGATCGGCCGCCGAGAAGCGCTCGGCGATCAGCTCAAGCGCGTGCAGCGTGGCAGCCTGCGCGAGTCGGTGCATCGTTACGCTTGTGACGATGGTCCCGAGATCCCAAGCGAGCCTAATGGGAAAGGGGATTTTGAAGGTCACAAATCCGCTGCCCGGCTGCCCGTAGTGTCTGATCATCTGGCGGTCGGTCGGCGACCAGATCTTGACTTTGGCGCGGCCGCCTTTCGCTTTGTCAGTCCCTTCCTCTTCGTCCCGCCTGATCGGCAGCTCGTTGTCGAGATGTTTCGCTAGCAGGCTTTCTGCGAAGGCTTCCGTATTGGGCCCCCAAAAGGCGTCTTGTTTCAGCTCACCGGCTGCCAGCTTCTGGAAGAAGGCAGCCACTATCCGGTCCGGGTCTGGATTGACCCCCGGGCGCGTCCATTCGCCGCCGAGGATGCTTCCGAATAAAGCCCGGCTCTTCGGCCCGATCAGGCCGTCGGTCGCGAGCGGGCGAAACCCTTTCGGACGATGCAGGTTCGCGAGCCGCTGAGCGTGCTGACGATATTTTTTCTCTATGCGACTCATGATTTTAGGACTTTTTTTACTGCCGTCTCCTCTGCCGCCTTCCAGCCGAAGACGGTGACGAGGATCGTCGTCAGCAGCCCGAGAACGGCCCCTGATTGCTCGTTCGAGATCCACTCGAGTCGAACCGCCAGACCGGCGACGGCGACAGCCAGCTTTCTAACTAGTGAGCCATAGGCGGCGACCGTCGTCTGCTTCTCTGCGATTCCCCATACAAGGACGACGAGGGCCGTCAGGCCTGCTGTAGCCTCGGCGACGTAGGATTCGGGGAAAACATCGAACGCGACAAGAGCGATCGAGGCGGCGAAGATGATTTCACGGACGACGGAGTTTCGACGCTCGATACTGGTTGCTTTTTGCAGTTCATTCATTGTTCTGTTTTTTTCTGTTCTGGTTTATGTTTACTTCTCAGCCGTGACGACCGGGAGATTCTCGGGATTGATCGGCTCGGGGCGTCCCGGTCCGATGAGCATGAAAGTCGGCTTTCCTCCATCGCGGCCGGGCTCGACCCGGTAACGGATTCCCGTTTTCGGGCTGACGTATTCGACGCCTCCATTTTTGACGAAAACGTTATCGGCGATCACTCCTTCGCCGACGATGTCGATCTCGAAACTGCCGTCTGGCTGCGGGCTCGTTTCGACGTAGAGGCCCGGCTCGAGCTGCCAGCTGCCAGCAAAGGCGAGCGGGGAACTGCCGAGCGGGATCGAGCAGGAGGTCAGGAGGGAGAACGCTAGGGCGGCGACAAGTTTGACCTGTTTCATGCAGGACAAGCCCTATGATCGCCCACTCGTCGTGTCAATCTTTCTTGTCTCGGGTCCAAGTGATTACGCAGATCGAGGGGGCGAGAAATTCCGGCTCGTGAATCCTCCCTGCTGGCACGTTATACTCCCCGCGCCCGGGTTCATAGACCTTCCCGGTCGTGTGTTCGAGCAGCTTCCCCGTGTCCATCACGAGCCGCTCGGTCCACGGTCCATGTTCTTGCTTGTTCAGCTTGATCGGCTCGATGATTTCGCAAATCACCTTCACCTCGTGATCTGAAAGTTTGACCCCGAAGCATTTTACCCCGGGCCAAGGCGTCCCCGACCATTTCCCAACCTCGAACTTCATCGGATCGACTGGCTGGCTCTCGACGGTGTCGCGGAAGCTGACCGGAAAGACCATTTCCCGATTTGTTTGGCTGAGTTGCCTGATGTTTCCAAGAAGGAGGTTGATTTTTTCGAGCTTTTCCATCGATTAAGATTTCACACTTTCCGCGATTTCTTTTATGGCCTCGACGACGTGTTCTCGGGTCTCCTTGTGTTGACTGGTCACGACGCCGCCGACGTTCTCGAGGTGGCGGGCCGTGTCGGCAAGGTAAATGTTGACTTCGGTCAGCGCCGTGATCGCCTTGTCGGCGATGTCGTCATTCCGTTCCTGCAGCCTCTGCGCTTCCTTGTGCGCCTCCTTCCGCTCTTCCGCGTGTGCCTTGCGATCGCTGACGTAGATCCAAAGCAAGATCGCCAGACCGACCGACGGCCCGGCCACGATGGCGTCAATAAGAGCGGGGCTCATTCGTTTCCTCTTTCTACTTTTCGGTGCATCTGCCCCGAGTGTCTTCTCGCTATGTCCTGACTTCAAGTAAAGACGCGGTTGCATCTCCGAATATCTCTAGCAGGTATCTAGCCTCTCTGAATTCGTCCTGTTTGATCGGCTCACTATCCAAGTAAACAGTCGCTTCAGCAAAGCGCAAATCCAAGTCTGCCCCGTCGGGCCCCAGCAGCAGCCCGGCAGCCCCGCTGATTTGCCCGCTGGCAGCCGTATCGGCCAGACCGTCCCACAAGCCCCCGATCGCCCCCGTGATCCGCCACGGGCTTTTTTCGTGCGCTGTCGGCGTCCCGTCGGGGCCGAAGTTGGTCACCTGCAGCCCCGGGCGGGAAAAGAAGAAGTCGAATCCGAAGCAGGTGATGACGTCGTCCCGGGTATCGGCCGATAACTCGCCCGTTTTGAGCGCCACGGCCGCGTCTCCGGGGCCTATTAGCGTTTCGGGCGTAGCAGCCGGCGAAGGCGTCACGACGGCCTCGAGCGCGTTGCCAGTGATCCTCTCGAGGGCCTGCCAAGTCACCGCCACGCTTCCGATTTGATTATTCGCGAGGCTGATTCCTATCTCCCCGATCGCCAGCCCCCGGAATTCGATAAGGTCACCGTCCTCGGTTTCCATCTGCAGGCAGAAGGTCGGCTCGGGCCCTTCCCGGTCGAGAGTGTAAACTCCTGCACCTTGGCTGCTCATGTGAGGCAGAAGCAGCGTCTCGACGATCTGAGCCGATAGCTCGAAGCTGGTTCGAACAGTCCAAGCTTCATGGATTGGTGAGCGTACGGAGGGCACTCGGAACGGGGTCGTCGAAGCTTCCCAGCTGATAACCTGCCGACCTGCAGCTGCAGCTGCCAGCCGGGGCTCGGCCACGTTACCGGCCGGGCTGCCAGATCCAGACGAGTCTTCCTCGAATAGCCTGACCTGATTGGCGAAAAGCTGCTCGATCATGGCTCGGCAGAGTAGCGGGCCACGACGTCGGCGTCGGTCCCTCCTGTGAATTCCAGCTCCAAGCGGGCTTTTTTGCTGGCTGCCAAGCTGGCCGGGGCGGCCGCGCCGAGGAAGACCCATCCGGACGGGAAGGTCAGCGTGTGCGGGCCCGTCCCGTCAGCCTCGAGCATGACAGTCACTTTCCCGCCGGCGGCCTGATTGGTCAGACTCAAAAACTCAAGGTCGCCAGTCAAATCACCGATCTGCTGGATCATCGCCCCTTCGCCGTCGATCGCCACGGTCGCCGCGTAGGCTACGCTGGCAAATCCCTCTCGCCATGCTGGCTTTGATTGTGAGGCGTCCCATAGCGCTGCAGAACCTTGACTGGTCGGGTCACTCGCGCTCCTGACAAATGCGCGCCAAAAGGCCTCGTATGAGTCATCCGAGGAAGAAAGCGCCGGCGTGAAAATGTCTTCAAGCCTGCTCCAATTGGTATTGATGATTGCGGCCGCGCCGAGCGTACCGTCTGGGTGCGTTTCGAGGTTCGTTAAAGTTAAGGTAGCCATTTTTTTTAGGGTTGGTTGATCGTTAGCGCTGCCCCGGGGATCGAATTTCTGACCAGCGCCAAGTCGACGCTGGCAGGGTTTGTCCCGAAAGTCAATTCGACGACAAGCAGGCCGGCCGTCGTGCTGTCGGTTCCGTCGCTTGGGATCCATTCGCATCTCGTGACGGTCATCGATCCGGCGGCCTCGCTGCCAGATGCAAAGAGATTGTCGATCGTCACCTCGTCTCCATCGCTGCTCGTGATCCTGACAGAATGCCCGTCTAGGTCGTATTCCCGAATCTGAAGATCCGAATCGAGATCTGATTGGCTGTTGCTTCCGTATCGATGCAGCCTCGGCCGGCAGGAGATTTCCCAGTCGAGCGAAGCTCTTGTCGCCGAGTATGGTTCGGGCGCAAGCGGTTCTATCGAGCGCCCCCCGAATCCTCCGCTGTCCGGTCCTTCTATCGTCACAGGTGATCCGCTTGCATTCCTCGCGTAAGCGGTCGCCCGGATAGAGGTCGATTGATCGATCGGAAGATCGGCCGCTGCCCTGATTGAGCCCGCCTGATCGAATTCCGGGAAGACGTAAACGGTCGCGCCGGCCGTGTGCGCTTGCTGGCTGCTGCCGAGCTGCCCCCTCATGGCGACCTTCACCGAATAGACCCCGGGCGAATCTTCCTCGATCAGCCCGACGCGAAAGATCTCGCTGCCTATGATCATCAAGCCGTCAAGATTAGCGGTGAGCAACGTCAGGTCGCCGGCGTCACCCGCTACAGTATCGATATCGAGCAGCTCGGGCCCGTCGTTCGAGTTTATCAGCTCGATATCAAACTTTTGATAATCCTGCCGAATAACCTGCGGCCCGTCGGCTGCCAGATTGTCCGACAGCGTGGCCGTTACGGCAAAGCTCGCCGAGCTGAAGAGCCCGACGAATGAAGAGCCGCCCGTCACTCCATATTCCAGCTCATAGCTCTGTACGCTGCCGATTGACCGGTGAAGCGAGGTCAGTAGCTGGCGCTGGCCCTGCGAGATCCAGATCGGAGGCTCGAAGAAAAGGGCCGGCTCGAGGCTGCCAATATCGCGGCCGATCTCGTAGTCGATTTTTCCGAAGTTGTCGTCGTCGAGAGGAACGTCGATGTTCGTCGTGATTGTCGGCGGGTCGAAGACCGAGATCTCGCCGTCGCGGGCTGTCGCAAAGATGTCTTCCGAGAGCGTCAAAGTCAGCCGGTTTTCGCCCGTTTCGTCATCTTCGATATTGTCGACCCGCCAGAATGACGTGTGGACGGTCGGCCGCCAGCCGTCCCATACCAGTTCGATGAAGTCGCCCGGGTCAAGACCTGCGAAATTCCGGTTGACGACAATCTGCATCACTGCTGCCGGATAGGCCGAGACGCGTAGCAGCCGGTGTGCGAGGATCTCAGCCGAGCGTCTCGTTCCTATCATCTTGGCGTCGAGCCTCTTTGATCTGACCGTTCCCGTCTGCTCAGCGCTGGCCAGATCCATCACAGAGACGACCTCGTCGGCGAAGTTGTTTCGGCGATTCCTGAAGGTCAGTTTCAACTCGTTCGATCCGTAAACCATCGAGGGCCTGACGAATTCCGGAGCCTCGAGCATGTCCTCGCTTGTGATCCTCTTCCGCGTGATGTCATACGCCGTTTCCCGATCCCACAAAACCCGGCAGCGTAGCTGCTCCCGGTCCCACCAGAGAGCGAGGCCGAAGATCTCTTGCAGCTTGCCGACGAAGTCCGAGAGATTGCTCTGGCCGCCCAGAGCTATCGACACTCCGAGCCGTTGCTCGGCGTAGTAATTGGAAGCAGCCTTAAAGTCTTCTTCGTTCAGAATGTCCGCGCTCATGCCCTTACCCCATAACGTATTCGTCATCACCTCCCAAAGGACGGCGGCCGGGTTGGCGTCCTTGTATTCCGCATCGTCCTCGGTCTTGCTCGCTCTCGTGTAAAACCCAGCAATGTCGGCCCCTACCGAGTCTTTCGGCTTCGGCATTCTTCGCAGCGTGAAAAGGTAAGTTCTCGGCCCGGGCTGCTGGCCAAGTGCGAACCGCGGCCCAAATCGGGCGTAACAGACGTCCCGATGATTGAACGCGAGCCCTTCGGCGATGATCTCGCCCGTCTGGCTGCCGCTTCCCGGGTAGAGTGTGCAGCTGCCGCTGTCCTCTCGATCTCCTTCAAGATCGAAAGTCTGGCTGCCAGAAGTCAAATCGATCGGATCAAAGACCGTGAATCCCGTGACCTCGACCACTTGGCCGGCTTCGGTCGTGTCGACCCCTTCAAGCAGCGTGATTGATGAACCGTCGACCGCTACGGCCGACACGGTGAAGCGGCCGTCGTTTTCTGGCGTCGAGCAGCCGACAATCACTACTTCCAT